TGCTGACTCTTTACCTTTTTTAGCTAAATTTGCGCCCCAGTCACCTACTTTATTGACCACTTTTTTAAGCCAGTCAGCCACTTTCTGAGGTAACTGTTTGACATATTCAATGACCTTGTTTACAAAATCGACCGCCACCTCTTTAGCCTTGTTAAGCATATTGAGACGCCACGTTACAATTTTTGTAATTACGTTAACAAGCCAAGTCCACACTTTAGCTGGTAACTGTTTGACAAACTCTATGACCTTATTGATAAATCCTAAAGCGGTCTCTTTCGCTTTTTGAGTCATATTTTTTCGCCAAGTTGTGACCTTGTTAATGGTATTTACAAGCCACGTCCAGACTTTTTTCGGTAACTCTTTGATAAACTTAATCGCATTATCGACAAATTCCTTAAATTTACCGTTATTTTCATAAAAATACTTGAAAAGTCCAGCGAAAGGATTTGTCAAAAATACTAAAATTGTCTGCCAGTTATTTTTAACCCAGTCAATGAGTCCAGTAAAAAAGTTCGGTATAGTTTCTGTAAAAAACGTCTTAATTTTTTCTACAAAGCCACTCACGCCACCGCTGATTTTTTCCCAAAGCCCTATCCAAAACTCCCTAAATGAGTCCGACTTTTTCCACAGAGCTATAAACGCCACAACTAAACCAGCAATTAACGCTATAATAATACCTATAGGGTTAAGGTTCATGACTACATTTAAGGCGGTCTGAGCCCCAGTAACCAATTTAGTTGTCATAGCCCACGTCTTAAACTTGCTTATTATACTGGTGAAATTCTGTATGAGTGACGCTGTGGCTAGTCCAGCCATAGCCGTACCTATACCAGCAATTCCAGCTATAATAACGTCTTTATTATCCTTTATCCAACCAAAACCGTCTTTAATGGCTGGTATAACGGTATCCCTAAAAATAGGTAATACCTCATCTTTAAAGGTTTTAAAGCCATTTATGACCGCTGGTATGACCTCATCCTTTACGACTGTAAAACCGTCCTCGATTTTACCTGTAAACTCCTCTATGTCTACACCCTCAATGAGCTTTATACCCTCCTGTAAAAGGCTGGTGAAGCCATTTTTTACAGCTGTAGTAATAGGTTCAGCCTTAGCTCCCAGCTCTGCCAGCGTTTCCGTATAACTTGCCTGAGCTTTATTAGCGTCGATCACGCTCTTATTAGCCTCTTTATATTTCTCTGACGCCTCACCCAGTATAGAGTCTGTCACCTGTAACATGTACGCCTGTTTTTCTTCCTCTGTGGTACAAGCCTGTAAACCAGCGTTAAACTCGTCTACACTGTAACCCACGCCCTCTAACATTTGCACATATGTACCAGTAGCCTCACTTAAGCGTAAAGTTTCATTAGCACTCTCATAAAATGCCTCTGGCTGAAGTGCGTCCCCAAAACGCCCTACCACGCCTCCAGCTAAGCCAGCCCATTTAGCTAAATCTTCCTCAGCTGTTGCCAATAATGCTATCTGCTGTGACGCCTCTACAGCTTGATCTGTTTCACCTATTATAGAAAACAGCTCCTCATAAGTCTTGGTAGCTTGTTCCGTAGTAAAGCCAGCTGTAGTAAAAGCTGTCTCCAGCTTAGACACTTCATTACGGTACTCTCTAGTCTCCTCTGCTAAACCGATAAAAGAGCCTATGAGGTCTTTTACACCACCTACCATAGAGGTTAAAGCGTTACCAGCAAAAGTAGCTATAGCACCTTTAAGGACTGTAAAACCACCCTCAGCCTCTTTAGCCTCGTCTCCTACGTCATTTAATACCTCGGCTACTGTCTTACCAGTCTTAGACGCTTTCTTTTCTGCCTCGGAGACTTCCTCCAGAGCACCCTCATAATTACTAATCTCATTTTTAACCCTATTAACTACCGCTTTCTGGTTATTAAGTTTAGTAGCGTACTCTCTAGCCTCGGCTGAGTTCTCACCGTATTCTTTTTTAACTTCCTCTAACGTTTTCTCATACTCTTCTAAAAGAGTTTCCTGAGATTTAAGGTTATTATTTAACTGTTTCAGCTTAGCCTTAAGACCATCACTTGACTTACTCCAGTCATCCATAGAGGAACTGACAGCTTTAAACTCACTGTTAGCATAGGCAACCTCTTTTCTAGCCTCTTGCATGGATTTTTTAAGCTCTGATATATCTACCTTAAATTTAGTTGTGGTTTCATTTCCTTTAGCCATTTTCTCACCACCTTGTTAAAACCAGTTGTCACCAGCCTTACGTCTGATCACACCACCGTTATTACCTCTGCCTTGCCTATCATTGCGCTTGTTATAACTTATCGTGTTATTGATAAGGTCAAACACGTCCTCAGCTGGATAGTCCAATAACTTAATAGGGTCTAAGCCAGCGTAGACCTCACACAATGACTTGTTTATATCGAAAAACATTTCTGACAGCGTAAGGTTTACGCTGTCGTTTCCACGTTTTTTGAGTCGTTACCCTTTAAGCTATTGAGCTTATCAATGCCCCACTTATACAGCTCAACCGCTACCGCTCCAAGCTCTGCTACGTCCACGCACTCCAGCTCTGTATCAGTCACACCAAAAGTAGCTTTAATGATCTTATCCAGCTTATCCAGTGAGCCTGTTACAAATTTAAAAATGTCATCCTCATTTTTAAGGTCTACCGTATCCAGTGACTGACCAATATACATAGCCACTCTGTACGGCACTCTGAGACGCTCAGCCTCAGCTGTTCTCTTAACCTCTGTTAACGTGTCATCTGTATAAATATTTAAAACTAATTTCATAGTTATTATTCTCCTCTCCAATTTTCAAAAAATAGGAGTGGTTATATTAACCACCCCTTATTAAGTTACTCTTAGACTGTCGGTGTAGCCGTTACAGTGTCAGGTGTCTGTACTTCTGCGAAAAAGTCAGCCTCTACCACCTTGTTAACGCTTGTGTCTACGTTCACAGCCTTAGCTGTCTTGTTACCGATCTTGCTAAATCTGTGAGTTGTGTTAATGCCTGTAAATGTAAGCTCCTGACCGTTAGCCTCTGCTCCGTCATCTTTGGTAGCATGGGTAGAGTCTGGGATATTAAATTTACCTTTGAGTCTCCATACAAAAATCTCAGTGCCGTCTGTCTTTTCTGTGATATAACCGATAGCAAAATACTTGCTCTCACGCTCACCCTCTACGAACATACCCAGCGTTTCATCATAAATCTGACCTGTAATCTTAGCCAGCACGTCAAACGGAATAGCGGACGCTGTAATAGTTACCTCATCTGAGCCTGTAGACTCAATAACGATAGCTGGTACGTTATCGTAGTAATGAGGCTCACTCGTAGTTTCTGTAGTACGGCTAAGCTCAGCCACGCCAGCTACAGCAAACGGTGTACCACACTCAAAAGCGTCTTTATCGTCTTTAATAACCTCAGCACATACTAAGCCTCTAATACCTCTGTATTCCTGAATATCTGCCATATTATTTACCTCCTATTTATAAAAGTTTTTATTGCTCCTGTCTGTATAACAGACTTATACCTCTGCCCGTGTGGGTATCCTCATCACTCGGCACATCATACCCACCGCCACTGACTATAAAGCCCTTGTCTTTAAGAAGTGCCTTAGCCTCTAACAGTTTTTTGTTAACCAGCTGTGGGTCATTGGTGTAAAAGTTAAGGCTGTAAGCCCATAAAATAGCACCCTCTGAGTTACTATAAAAACTAACCCCATCCGCTGAGTCGTTCCAGTAAGTGAAAAAGTGGTCAGGGTACGGCTCATCTGGTAACAAACTACCTTGTATTTTCACTGGATACCCTAAAGGCTCTAGCGTTTTTCTAAGTAATTCCTCCATAATCAGCCCTCCATCACACTTTTAATCACATTACTTATTACTTTTTCCTGTATCTCAGCCACTTCCTTAGTGGTCTTAGCACCATAAATGGCACTCTTTAGACCGCTTACTGGTTTCATACGTGGCGTACCGTTAACCTCTGTACCTTGCATGAGCAAAATACTTTTTACACCTGATTTACTAAAGTCAAAACCGACTTTAATACTACCAGTCATGCCCTCCCACTCTACTTTCATTTCCTCATCTATAGAGTCTTTGGTGTCACCAGTGGAATATCTACCCTTAGCTGGTAACTTACCTTTAACCATGGCTTTTTCTATGAGGGGGTTAACGTGTTTCTTAGACTCTATGAGAGCCTTTTCTGTGGCTTTCTTCATAAGTGGAGTACCGCCCAGCTCATCCAGCTTACCCATGTAGTCCTCCCAGCCATCAAACTGTAAACCTATTTTTTTACGTGCCACCCTTAACACCTCTCACCTTAAACTTAAGAAACTGGTGACGCTGTTCTATATCCTCTGGCTCTCCCATGACCTCATATTTCTTAGCTCCCAGTCTTATCTGGCTACCGCTTGTAATGTCAGGTCTATACCATGTTTCCACGTTTGCCGTGTCTACTACAGTTAGCTGATCATTAACCACGCTTTCCGTACCCCCATAAGTCTTAAAGCTACAAAAGATGAGCTCACCGCTCTCTGGATATTTTTTTACCGTCCTACCGTTAATAGTTTCATAGGTGGGATTGAATAACTCTACTGGTGTAGTGTATGGCTCACTAGGTCTATAACTCATTCCTCAGCCACCTCCTCAGAGGCATAGGTTAACTGGGCTACTCTCTGATAGAAGTAATCAGAGAGCTTGCCAGCACCACCGTTATAATTCCACAAGTCTGTTACACCTCTGGCAATAACGCCAGCTGACACATCAGACTCAATTACAGCCTTAGACACTCCAGCGTCTGCCATGTAAGCCTTAACCTCATCAATATAAATTTGTAGGGTGGCGTCCTGAAAATTGCCTGTAATACCTAAAGCACTTTTAACCTTGCTTAATGTGTCAGCCATTGTTATTAACCTCCTAAGTTACTTACACTGTAGGCTCGATAGTAAATGTTACAAGTGAGCCAGTGTCTACCGCTTTACCGTCTACAGACATAACCGCTTTTGTAAGCAAGTCCTCTGTATCCCAGTCCTGTTTCTTGCTAATACCCATGTCGTAAATGGTATTGAGCACGTAGTCAGCAAAGTCAAAGACAAACGCTTTATCATCTGCCACATACGGGCTAATTACTACGTCACGACCTAAGAGAGTACGCTCTGGTCTACCAGCTACACCGCTGTTAACACGTGCGATAGGCTGACCAGCCTGATCTACCATAGCTACAAATTTCATGAATGTCTTTTTATTCATGCACCACTTAGAGCTTGTCTCGTACTCTACAGGAATAGCACCCTCTACCTCGCATAACTTAGCGTAAGTAGCACCGCCTGTAATAGCCTGACCCTCTGGAGCTGTTTCTGTTAAGATACCTTTAGGCTGTCCTGAGCCTGTACCGTTAATAACAGCGTCCTCTACTGCGTATGTCATAGCCTTAGCTACGTTTTCTACAAACTTAGCTTCGAAAGCTGACAGAGCCATAGTGCCGACTTCCATAGACATGGAAATCTCACAGCGTAACTTAAAGTAAGAGAATGTAATCTTACCAGTTGTCTTTTTCTGACGGTCAGAACCCGCACCCTCAGAAACCCATGTAGCTACAGGCTTAACTGAGCTTGTCGGAATTTCTACGCCAGCTTTGTAAGAAGTCTTAGTAATAAGCGGTAAAATCATACCCACATTGTCAAACTTCTCAATAATTTTGTTTACTAACTGAGTCGGAATAACAGCCCCTACATCACCTGTAACAGTGCTCTGGTTTTCTCTCAGCTCAGTTGGAATAGCTGTACCTCTGAGTACATACTCCATAAATGCGTTACGGTATTTAAGGTCACCCTCTGCCTGAGCTGGTGTCTGACCACTCACAGCATAAGCACCCACTACCTGAGCGTTACGTAACTGGGCGTCAGCTGGTACTACAGAACGGCTTGCCTGATCAGCTCCAGCGTCAGCACCGTCACCGTCTCCCTCACCGTCTAACTCGGCTAACATTTCCTCAGCCTCTTTGATTTCCTCGGCAACCTTTTTAAGTGTTTCACCGATTGATCTTACCTCTGCCAAGTCCTGAGACTCATCAGAGCGTTTCTGTAAGTCTGTCATTTCCTGTTTCTTTCTTGCGATTAAAGCTAAAAGTTTCTTTTTCATGGTTTTTACCTCCTGTTTGTTCGGTCTTGATTTCAAGACTTTTTAGTTAAAAAAATTTTTGTTCTTTGCCTTTGCAAGTTCCAGAGCCTCTTTATCACTCTCCAGTGACCGCCTCTTACTCTCCAGTAAGCTCTTAGCACTCTCCAGTGCCTCTTTGTTTCTTGCGCTTATCTCTGTACTTTCGTAGGCTGGAAACGTCACGGCTGATACTTCAAACACCGTGCCGATTTTCCTAATATGACGTGTTGGGTGTTCTGACTCTAAGCCCTCCCACTCTTCGTCATCTATCGTAAACATGAATGACATACCCGTTATGTCTCCACGTTTGATAGCACTGTATAAATTACGTGCCTCGGTATTATTCTCAGTGTCAAGGTTTACTCTGATACCCATACCGTCTTTATCCACCTCTAATTGCATGGTAGAGTTTTCGTTATTATTACGACTCCTAGCAAGTGGTATCATGCTAGTATCATGGTTAACTAAAAATCTCACGTCTTTAAGGTTAGCTTTGTCCAGTGCGCCACCCTCTATGACCTCATCAAAATAACCTAAATTAGTCATGGAGTTATACACGATAGGTCTACCTACAATGTGGTCACCGTTTTTTTCGTTATTCTCGGCTCTGATCTCAAAATTGTAAGCCCTTGTTACTGTGTTATTCTTCACTTTCTCCACCTCCATTATCAGGCTGTCCTACCTGATACTCATTAGCCCTGTTAGCGTCAATCCAGTTAAGACTCATGTAACGCTTACCGACTAACTCCTCTAATGGTTGCATACCAACCATGACACGCTTTTCATTTTCAAATAGACCGCCAGTAGGGGCTAACTTATCTATCAGCTGTAACTTCTGGTCAATACTCATAAATATTAAGTCTTTAACAAAAAACATTATTTTGTTATGACGCTTTAACTCACCCTCGCTAAACAGTGACTTAGTAAACGCCTGACTAAATGATATGATCAACGGCTCTAAAGTTTTCTGATAGAAAGCCTCGTACTGTGCCTTAGTGTAGTCACCAGTTAAAATACTGAGCGGTACTCCAAAGTGTCTGAGTATTTTACTATCAATAAATTTAAGCGTTGCCTCATCCACCAGCTTTACTTCTTTTTTGATAGGCATATACTCACTCTTTAAGTCTAAGAGTAAAAATCCACTCTCAGAGTTTTTGAGCTTAGTCTCCAGCTCTTTTAAAGCCTTGTCCGTCTTGCCGTCATCTAACATAGTGTTAACCTTAGCCACACCGTTAACAGCAAAGCTGGCTTTCATAGCCTTAGCTACACCCTGTAAGAGCTGGTGGTTAATGTCCAGCGTTTTAAGTAAGGCGTCATTATCTGGCTGTCCTTGCTCATTACCACCCATAAACTCATTAACTGAGTACCTGTATTTAATATGGATAATGTCAGAGTATTTAATAGGCTCTGTCTGGTATCCATTATTAAACCTAAACTTTACGTACAGCTGACCGCTTGCGTCCTCAATGAAGTCCACCTGTGACGGCTGTATAGGGTAAAGCCCGTCATACTTCTTTTTAGGCTTTCCGTCCTTATCCACCCACTCATAATAAGTAGGAATGATAAAAGCGTTATAGTTCAAAAATAACAGCCATGTGACCTTTTCCAAAAAGTCACTCGTAGTCATGCGTGGGTTAGGATTGTTAAGCACCGCCTGTAAATCTGAGTTAACAGGTATAATGTCGTTTCCAGCTTCCCTGATATGCTCAGGTCTTAGCTTTTTCATTTCTGACACTATACAGCTGATAGCTTGCTGTACTACGTCACTAGCGTATATGTCCTGTCCAAATTGTGAAAAGATAGGATACCCACCGCTCGTAACCTCAGCGTATCTGGCGTTATTTATTTTTATGGTCACCTTATTGACTAGGTTACTAAACCAGCCCACTTAAACACCTCCGATCATCTGACGCCACTCTGTCCTATTCTGTCTGTACATTTCCCACAGAATAGCCTTACATACAGCACCGTCAATACGTTTACTAGGCTCAGCCTTAATTATTAAGCACTGTCCTAAATCGTTTACTTTAAGGCAAGCGTTTTTTAAACACCACTTGTCTATTTCATTGTCATTATAGTTAACTAGCTGGTGGCTAAAATCTGCCTCCAGTAGTTTAATAGCATTACTGAGCGTCTGAGCGTTCTGTAATATCATTACAAGCTCACCACTGGCTTTACTCCACCCGTAAAACTCCATACGGTTTAAGAAGTCCAGTGAAAACTTCTGATCATAACCACATTTCCAGAGCTTAATACTATAATACTTATACAGGTCAAAAAACCAGTCCGCTACTTTAGAGAGGTCAATGTCGTTACCCTCTGTTATGGTTAACATTCCTCTCTCAGACCACTCTTTATATCTAGCTCCAGCGTTGCGGTCATCTGAGTTCTCCAGCTTGCTTTCAGGTATAAAGTACATAGTGTGTACATACTTAGTATTGTCATTTGCTTTCATAAGGAGCACCTTAGCACACGTAAGGTCAGTAGTCTCTGACAAGTCCACCGCTCCCAGTGCTATACAGCCCCTAAACTCTTCCAAGTCATACACGGCTTTATAGTCGTAGTCCTCAAGGTTTAGCCAGCTCTGCGCTGAGTTCTGTTTTATGTTAAAGTCCTTACACAAAACAAAAATTCTATCAGCTTTGCTGTTCTTAGCTATGTCTACCTGTTCGTCTAGGTAGCTCCACTTTTTGACTATCCCTAAAGTAGGGTTAGACTTTACCCAGCTGGCTCTGTTCTGCCAGACCTCAGCCTCTGAGTCCTGAGTGTATAACCACGGTAAAGTACGCTCAGCCATTATGCCGTCATCTTCACCACTTATAATTTTTCTGGCTTTCTTTAGCTCCTCATCTAGGTAGCCGTCTACCACAAAACCCTCAGTAGTGAGGTTTATAAACAGTGGCTCATCTTTCAGACTCTGCGACTGTTCCACAGACTTAGCTATGATATTGTCTTTCATCTCGTGGCTCTCATCCAAGAAAGCCACGTCAATATTTCTACCCTCTTTGTTCCGTGTGCGGTCAGAGAGTTTAAATATTTTAGTGTTGGTGACTTTGTTGAGTATGTACCGCTGGTTACGTTTCGTGTCTAGGTCATCAGGGTCTATTAACATTCGCATAGTGTCGATAGCGTCATATATGAGACTTGCCTGATTATCATCATTGGAGCTACACACTATATCAGCTCCAGCGTTACCTAAGAAAAACTCTGTCAGCCCCAAAGCTGAGCACGTCTCAGACTTAGTGTTTTTACGTGCGATCAGAAAGAGCACTTTTTTAAAACGTCTGAGCGTGGTGTCTGACATTTTGAAACTGTAGACCGCCTCTATAAAAGCCTTTTGCCACAGCATTAAAACCATTGGCTTATTATAGTAAGGTGACTTAGTAAGTCTTACGCAATTCTCCATAAAGTCCATACGCTTTATAGCGTCCTGAGTGTCGTATATATAAGCGTCACTCAGTATATCCTCACGTAAGTTATTAAGCTCTTGCCACAGCTCACGCCCCACTATGATCTCACCACACTCTATACGTGCGTGGTACTCTAACAGGTGGCTGTTATCTGGTGTCCATATTGTGCTCATTAAACCACTTCCTCAGCGGTGACTCCTCAGCCTCATCACCCTCTAAACGCTTGTCCTTATAAATGACATACTCTATCATTTTTATACAGTTAATATACTGTTGTAAAAATTCCTTATAGAGTTTACTTGCTGGAGTGCTCCGCTGTTTCATAGGGTTATTAGGGTTAACCTCTATAAACGGTAAAGCCTTAAGCTCTGTCAGACGTGCCTCTAAAAACACCACGTCATCTATCACACTCTTTACCAGCTCCAAGCTCTCCTTTGGGATGATAGCCACCAGCTCATCACGTCTACTCATTCACTGACCTCTTAAAAAACAGGACGTTTTTATTATCAATAAAACTCTTAACAGCGTTAAGCGTTAAGTCACCGCACCACATAACTCTAAACGTGCGAAAGTCTACACAGTACAGCTCTGAGCCGTTATTTAACTCTGTTAATACGTTCTCTTTATCCACCTGACTGTACATACGCTACGCCTCCTTTTTAGCCTTGCCTCTCTTAACCACCTTTTCAGTAGTAGGAGTGGCAACCGCTACTTTAGCTTTTTCCAGCTGTCTGGCTCTGTCATCCGCTACCTCATACTCTTCACCGATAGCTACGCTTTTATTAAGCTGAGTGTCATAGTATCCTAAAATACATTTTACTTTTGCCATGTCTCTTACCTCCTATAAATCTTAAATAGTAAAACCCACTGGCGGTCTTGCACCGCCATTAACAGTAGCTCCTATGGGCTGAAAGGAGTATACCCGAAAGAATGAAAATAAAGGTATACAGTTGAGATAACAGGATTTGAACCTGTGACACATGGGTTATAAGCCCACTGCTCTAACCGACCTGAGCTATATCTCAATATATAACAGGCGTGTGAGCCTTGCTCCCCGTTATGGGTGAGTTGGCTCATGCTCCGTCTGTTATAAAAACCAGCGTCCGAAGAACCTCATGTGCACCTGATAACTTTTTTACCCGTGGTATAGCTGACATATGGTGTAGCTTGCACCGTCCTACCCACCGTAAACCTAAGTAACTGGTTATCCTCATTTTTTGTGAGCTTGTCGCTCAATATGCTTTTCCAAAAATCTCGTTAAAATTTCAATTCTGCGGGAAATCAG